ATCAACCTGACTTCAACGTTAACTGACTTCATCAACGCCGACGGCTACGTTTACTTACTCGCCAGAACAACGAATCCAAGCGACCCCACAACTCCAGCAGTCCTACACTGCGACTATGTTGAATGTATTGTCACGGTGTGGGGCATCACCTACTGCGACACAGACTCGTACCGAGACCAAGACATGACGAATGTCAAGCCCTTTGTTTGGCATACCCAATTCACGGTTAAAGCATGGCTGTTCGAAACCGTGCCATCAACATGAAAAAACAAGAGGTGAACACACGAAAATGAGCGCATATGGAGCACACGAAGCCCGAATCTACTACGTACAAGAAGCCACCTACGGCGTAACACCCACAAACCCAAGCATGCTAGGCATCGCCACAGCGGAAAATGTTGAACCCACCTTGGACCCAAGATTAGTCAAGGTGCGCGGCATAGGCTCCAGAGACCTACAGGTTGTACGCCGAGGCTTAAGACAGGTTGACTTGAAGGTGGCGTATGCCCTTCCAAGCGACGCGCCCATCAACTTCCTGCAGCACGTTCAAACCCTGAACTCGTTGAGCATCGAGGTTTTCTACGAAAAGACCAGTGGCATCATAGACTTGCTGCACAAAGGCTGCAGAATGGACAAGGTGACAGTTGAATGTTCAATTGAAGACGTCGTCAAAGCTGGGGCTGAGCTAATCGGTCAAGACTTGGCAGTAGACACCAGCAAAATTACAGGCGCCACGTATGCCGATTACAGCGGCGTCGTGTCCTTCCACGAAAGCTACGCGCAAAGAGGCTCAGGAGACGGCTCAGACCTAACAGCGATGGAGAGAGTGACAGATTGGAAATTCGCAGTTGAGAACAACTTGAAACGAGTACCTGTCATCCGCAGCACAAATGGACACTTACTCAAGTATCTGCAGGAACGCCACCGAATCCTGACTGGCGAACTGACCTTTGCTTTCGAAAGTAAGCAAGAGTACGATGACATTATCGACGACACTGAGTTCAGTCTCAAATTCGGCTTAGGCGGAACCAACAGCGCCCTATTCAAATACTGCAAATGGGAACGCATAACCACGCCCACAAAAATCGAAGACCTAGTTTCGTTGAAAGCGCCCTTCATTGCACAAGACTTGATCATCAGCTGAGGTGAGCGAAAAATGTCTGTCGAAGTAAGTGTCCTTGAGGATTTCGGCCGCGAAGCCGCCCTGCGCAAGAAATGGATAAAGACATGGCAGAAGCTGGGCGAACGCATTCTGAAGCTACCTAAGTGGATGCAAGACATCGTTTTGGAAGACGTCAACACCGCCTTAAGAAACCGCATAGCCGTTATGGAGATTATTCAAAATGCAGAAAGAAACCATTGAACTTGACGACTGCTTTGGAAAAGATTACGCTGGAAAATACGTTTTCCAAGAAATCACATGGGCTAAACGCAACCGCATAATCCAAAAACACACACGATATCACCCAGTTTCAGGGCAGGTTGTCAACAGCGATTTCGTCGCCATCCAAGCAGAGACCATATGGGCAAGCCTGAAGCAACAGCCAACAAACAAGCCAATCACGCTTGAAAAGCTGCTCAGCGAAGAAGACGGCATACCAATTGAACTAGGTGAGTTGTTCTCGAAAATAGCCAACAAACTCTGCGGCATAACCAAGAATGAAGAGCGTTTTTTATCAGCGCAATCCGAAGAGGCAAACCACACCCAGCACTCACAAGATTCCGCCTATGCAAAGAATTCGGATGGACACCAAACCAGCTTGCCAAGCAACCAGCCAAAACAATCGAGGAATTCATCGTGATCCTAAGCGAAGTTGACCGACAAACAGAGGAGCAAGCAGACAGAGCCAAGCGGGAGACACGCTTCAATGTCAATTGAAATGACAATCGACCTCCAAGGCATCGCCGAGCTGCAACGCAAACTTGACCGACTAGACCAAAACATGCGCAGTTACGTGGATGAAGCGCTCAGCAATGAACTCTCCAACATACGCGAGTTAGCCCAGAGTTTAGCGCCTAAACGTACAGGCTTCTTAGCTTCCACAGTCTTTGCAGAGAAAATAGGAGAATGGACTTTCAAACTAGGCGCAAAAGCCACATACGCTTACTTCGTTGAGTTCGGAACCCGCCTTATGAAGGCGAAACGCTTCCTCACCAGAGCCTTAGAGTCATCCAAACCAAGCTTGCTGTTACGGGTTAACCAAGCGGTAACAGAAGCCATCATGGAGGCAAGCAGCACATGAGCTTCCACGAGATAAGCGTCGCCGTTCGCGCTGAAAATCGCGCGAGCTACGCTTTTCGCACAATTGCCATGGACGCCATTCATCTGGCCTACAGCTTCGGAGCGCTAGATTCGCAAACAGGCCGCATGCTGACCGGAATCATGACTGCAGTCCATTTGTTCACTTCTTTGAAGGCAGCTTTAGGCGCCACAACAATGGCTCAAGTGGCGCAGACCGTCTCAACCAACGTAACGGCGGCAGCGACATGGGTGCTGAACTCAGCTTTAGCCATGAAAATCGCCTTACTCACACTTGGAGTCGGCTTGATTGCAGCCACAGCGGCTTACATGGCTTGGCTGGCTTCAACCACACGCGACGCAGCTTCAGCTCAAGCAGAATACAACGCCGAGTTGGCTAGAGCGCCTTCATCGAGGACGGTTAGACGAGCGGGCGAAGAGGAGTATTATCGACGAGGAGTCGAATACTAAATGAGCCTAGCGTTGCCTGTCTGCGCTGTTGTGTTTGGCTCTGTGACGCCGCCTCAGACAGATGTGATTGAGCTGCGGGTTCATCTAGGCTGCACTGACGAAGTTTCAAGTTTTGAGTGCCTATTGCAGAATTTCGACAAGAGGTACAGCCTGGGCGGTTCTTACCCAGTTGATGTTGGCTTAGACGGCAGCATAAGCATTGGCAGAGGCACCAACTGCCCACTGATTGCAACCGTCACGGTTGAGGAGATTAAGGCACAATCAGATTCTTTGGGCGAGAACTACCTGCGCGTTTTGGGCAGATGCTGGGGTGAACGACTCTTCCGCCGAGTTGTAACCAAAACATACGAAAACCAGAAGGGCGAAGCCATAGTCAAAGACGTCATCGACAATTATGTTGGGCTTTCACACGTCAGAAACCTTGTGGAACTGATTGAAGACACGGACACAACTTACACTAAGCTGGAGTATGAGAACACACCTGTCTTCGACATTCTGAAATACATTGCCAAAACATCAGACAAAGCAGGCATAATCGGCTTCGACTTCCGAGTGGCACCAGACGGAAAATTCGAGTTCTTCCCAAGAAACAGCAAGACCTCTTCCGCGGGCCTATCAGAACGCGTGGAAGTCAGCGAATACAGGAAGAGCATTTTTCGCAAGCGTGATAAAGTCTTGGTTTTTGGCGCTGCTGAGAAGAAGTATCCAAACGACGGCGACTCTTGGACCGAAACGCTTGACATCAACAACGACTCCACAAATGACTGGGTGAGCGGCACAGGCACGGGCAGCGTGTCACTTGACAGCACAAACAAAGCGGTCGGCTCTTACAGCATCAGGCACACTACGAGTACACCAGATTATTATGGGCGACTTCTCTTAATCATTCCCTCCGGTTGGCAGCCTAACCTCAACAAGCATCCGACCCTGCAGTTTCAGATCTGCCGAGAACCAGTATTCAACGGCCAAGCCACCGTCAGCCTAGTTGACAACGCAAGTAAGTGGGTTTTCCGCGAGTTTCAGGTAGCAGCCGACAAATGGTACATGCACAGGCTTAACGTAGGCAAAAAGTATGCAAACGAGTGGCAAGGCGCTGATGCCGCAATTTTCAACTGGGAAGCAGTCAACGAAATCCTCTGGGACATGCATTTCAGCGGAACTGGCACAGGTAGCTTCTGGATTGACAATTTATTCTTCAACAACGCACGCTGGAACGCCACGTACGGCTCAGGCTCACGCGAACTAACCGAAACAGACGAGGAACTGCACAGCGATAACGAGTGCTTACTGCGCGCCAAAGCCTTGCACGAGCAATTGAGCAGCCCAAACGAGTACATCAAAGTCGCAAGCGACGTCATTGACTACGGATCAACGCCTATTCTTGCCGGAGACAAGATATGGATCACGCTGCCCAACGAGAACGTTGACAGCTACTACCGAGTTGTAAGCGTTGAACACCGTCTCACTGCTGAGACTCAGACTTTAGAGACCACACTAGAGTTGGGTAAGGAGCCGCCCCTACTGGCAGACTACCTTTACGCTTTGAAAAGCAGAGCTGGAAGCCTTTCACGCTACAAGATTGGAAGGATATGA